CTTGCACCTATTATGCCAACGGTTATTAAGCCAATAACAGAAGTGCTTGAAAACCGTAACTACATGGGTTATGCTATAAAGAACGAGCCATTTACAAAAGATCAGGAAAAGGTACTTGCAAGGGCTGGACTTGGGAAAAAGAACGTCAGCCCGGCTGCTAAGTTCATTACTGATATGCTCTTCCGCTGGGGAGGTGGTGATAGTAAGTACAAATACTATTATGACAGTTACCAGGGAAGATCCAGAAAGGTGCCGGGAATCCTCGATATTAACCCATCCACTATTGAACATCTGTTCAAAGGATATACCGGAGGAACCGGAGCCGTGTTATCTGATATGATAACCACAATATCCCAGGGGCTAAGCGCTGAACAGGAGATTGATTACCGTAACGCACCCTTTGTGAACAAGTTTATCCGGAAAATACCCGAGGCAAAATGGAATGTTATATCTGAGTATTATGATCTGAGGGATGACAGCAAAATAACCAGTGATCTCAGTACAAATTATTTCAAAGAAGGTCAATACGAGAAAGCCCTGGAGATTATGGGTGATGAGTACCTGATGAAGTACGTTGAGACATTCAAACATTATGAATCAGCCCTGGATGATGCCAAGAAGGACACAGATTTTGACGAAGTGGAGGGTAATTACAGGGGTATTGAATTAATGAGGCAATGTATAAGCGACATAAAAGATCTTAAAGAACAATTTGGGAGGAAATAAATATGAAGATCATCAAAACTAAAGACGAGTTACAAGGGTTCAGTAATAGCACAATTGGAATGAGAAAGCAGAAAACCATTCCCCTAAAGAATGTTTCTGAGATCTCTGACGAGGTGAATGAGAACATGCAGCTCCTCGAAGATTGCCGAAGGTATTGGGACAGCCTGAGAGACTTCCGGACCCGTAGGCTTCGTAACCGTAAATATTACCGAGGGGATCAGTGGAGTGATCAAATAGAGGATCCCGACAATGAAGGTGAATATATCACAGAGGAAACATATCTCAAGAACCAGGGGAAAGTCCCTCTAAAGCAGAACCAGATCCGTCAGCTGGTAAAAAACCTTATTGGCCAGTACAGGAGTAATCCTTCCAAAAGTATTGTTGTTGCCCGGGCCAGGGAAAATGCACAGGCAACAGAGCAACTTACCAATGCCCTGCAGTGTGCAGAACAAAACAACATGCTGCCGGAGCTTGATGCAAGAGCATTTGAAGAGTTCAATCTGTCCGGGGCCGTTCTTCAGAAAATAGGGTACAAATATTTCAAAGAGCGCAACCAGGAAGATCTGTACGTTGAGAACGTAAATCCCAATAGGATATTCTTTAATTCCGATGTAGCAGATATAAGACTCACTGATCTTAGGCTGATAGGTGAGATCATTGATACAACGGTTGATGATATTGTAAGCACATTTGCAAAAAGCAAGGCAGATGAAGAGAAGATCAGGGATCTTTATGCAGGGCTTGTTGACAGGACATACCTCTCGGATCATGGTCTCGATGCAACAAGGCTGGATAATATGGATTTCTATAACCCAAGGGATTCAAATAAGGCCAGGTTATTTGAGATATGGAGGCTTCGTGGAGAATGGAGGATATATGCACATGACCCCATGGATGGATCATACAATATTGTCCATTATAATCTCAAGGAGATTGCCGAGCAGAACAGCGAAAGGGTGCGCCTTGGAACCGAACAAGGACTACCACAGGAAGAAATACCTCTTATTGAGGCAGAGGAGAAATTTGAACAGTTCTGGTATGTAAAATACCTTACACCCTTTGGTCACTGTCTCTATGAGGGAGAGACACCATACAAACATGAAGAACACCCTTACGCAATAACTCTTTATCCTCTTCTGGATGGGGAAGTGTGGGGATTTGTCGAGGATATAATTGATCAGCAGAGATATATTAACCGTCTTATTATTCAGATGGACTTCATCATGAGCGCTTCGGCAAAAGGAGTCCTGATGATACCGGAGGATATCATACCCGATGGTATGACTCCAAATGACTTTGCCCGGGAATGGACCCGTTTTAATGGAGTAATTACATACGTTCCAAAAGCTCACGGGAAGATTCCTGAACAGATTAGTGCTAATTCAACAGGCATCGGGCTGAATGAAATGATATCTCTTCAAATGAACATCATTCAGGGGGTCTCAGGTGTTCATGATGCAATACAGGGGAAGACAGCAGGGTCCGGTACTCCGGCTGCCCTATATGCTCAGGAAGCTCAAAATGCTTCACTCAACACACTTGATTATATGGGTACCTTCCAGTACTTTAAACAAAAAAGAGACACCAAAGCCCTCAAGGTAATAGCACAGTATTACAAGGAAAAGAGATACCTGGCTGTTAATGGAAGGTCGATTAATGAGGATGCTAAGCTTTATGATCCGGATCTGGTCCGTGACCTTATTTTTGATGTTGTTGTTACACAGGGCATGGATACCCCGGTTTATCGCCAGTTAATAGATGATACATTAATGAAGCTCCTCGAAGGACAACTCATTGATCTTGAAATGTTTCTTGAGCATACGTCTTGGCCATTCGCTGATAAGTTACTCGCAGCCGTAAGGCAAAGAAAAGAAGCTATAGCACAGGGTGGACTACCCGGAGAAATGCCCGAGGAACTGCTATCTCAGATAAGTGGTGGTGTGGATCCCAAAGCAATGGCACTTGCAAAACAATCTATAGGCATGAAGCCTACTATGTAAATATGTCTAACTAAAAAATGAGTAATGGGAATAAATTCATCTAACGAAATCTACCTGTACGATCCTCAAACAAAGAAACTTTTAAAAGAGTTTACCTCTCAAAGACTTGCAGAGAGGGAGCTTGGATTATACAGGGGTGCAATATCGGATTATTTGAGAAAAGGGATTAATAGAAGCAAATACTTGTTTTGTAGAACTAAAGCTGACTATTATCCTGAATCCAATGCGTCTGTTGAGGTAATAGAAAATCAGGAGATAACACTAATAAATACTCTCTCTGAGGATGAGCTTCGTCAAAAACATGACATGTTTTTCATTATCTTCTCTTTTGTGAAAAATATTCCTGAGGGCAGATATGTTGATGAGGCTACTATGCTCCGTCAGTTATCATTAATCGGTAAGCCACGTTATCGTGAAGCTCTGGCCAGGATCGAACTGAAAGATCACAGAGGCAAGGTTGATGGAGTTATATACTATGGTTCAATGAACTCAATCAAGAAATTAAAACAGGAAGGAGTACTCCAATGAACGACTTTTTGACTGAGGGCGAACTAAAAGGTCGCCATGATGAGGAAAAACAACAGCTTCACAGGGAGCTGTCAGAGAAAGAGCTTACCCTGAAAGAGTATCGTAAAGAACATGGCAAGCTCGAAGTATTCTTTAACAGGGTTATAGCAAGCCTGACACCTATTGAACCACTGGATTCTGTTTTCAGCAAGGTCTACAGAAAACCCCCAAAAAGCGAAACAGAGATTATACCGGTAGGACATATAACCGATTCCCACATGGGAGCGGTTCAGGAAGGTGATGAGATTGAACAATTCAACGAGTTCAATCCCATAATATGCGAAAGACGTAACCTTGGATACATACAGTCTTTCATAGATTGGGTTATCCTGCATAGGTCTGTTTATAATATCAAGAACTGCCATATAATATTTACCGGAGATCTGATCAGTGGAGATATTCACGATGAGCTTCGCGTAACTAATGCCTTCCCGGTACCGGAACAGGTAGTAAGAGCAGCACAGGTCCATACAAAACAATTAGCTCTGCTTGCCCCGTACTTTGAAACCGTGGAGGTGGATTTCCTTACAGAGGACAATCATTCACGGCTGACAAAGAAGCCACAGGCTAAGGAGGCTGGGATAAACTCGTATGGGTATCTTATTGGAAAGATGATCGAGGCATACCTAACAAATCATCAAAACGTGACTTTCAATATACATGCTATGAATGAGAAGGTCATTTCTGTAAGTACCCGCAACTATCTTATAACACACGGGCACGGTATAAAGGCATGGATGGGTATTCCCTGGTATGGTATCGAAAGACGGACGGCCCGGGAGGCAACTGCAAGGCAGAGTATCATAATGAATGACCTTGTAAGAGCAAAAGAAATTGGCTTTAATAAGATCATCCATGGTCACTTCCATGTACCTTTTGATACTTCGCTGTTTAGCTGTGGAGGATCCATAAGCGGTACGGATGCTTATGATCACCAGGCAGGACGACATGCAGAGCCTTGTCAGAGCGCCTGGATGGTACACCCCAGGCATGGAGAATTCAATAGGACCAACTTTCAATTAAAAGAATATGATCAAAAAGACCTTGAGGTTTAGCTTCTGGCCTGGTGATAAGGTTGTGCTAATCACCGATCCGGAAAAGAAATTACGTATTGTAAGTGGTATAGCGATCCGGTTTTCTGGTAAGTTATATGAGTTATCCTGCCGGGAAGAGTCATCCTGGCATCAGGATATTGAGATAGAACGAGCACCAGAAACAAGGAAGGCCGGATTCAACAGGTAGTAACTGTTTATTTCTTTCATGGTTAGTTTAGTTTTAGGGTTAGATCCCCTGGTCGAGTACCGGGGGATTTTTTTATGTACGTCTATGTATGTACAGTGTACGTACATGGTTATCCCTATTTTTTAATCCATCTGATTTTTAAGTAAAGTTTTAGCTATTTCTCTCATGTCCTCCAGGTGCTTCTCTGTTGCTTCGAGTTTTCCCTTGAGTAGATTCTCATTCTCTGTTACTATATTCACATTATTGGCATAATCTACGAATGCTTTAAGGAAGGCATTGAACATAAAATAATTCACTCTTAAGAGTGGCTTGAAGGTAGTCATTGGTGCAAGTTCGTTCTCTGCAGAGACTTCCTGTTCAATTAATTTACCATCATCATAACCTATTATAAATAGTCGGGTACCTTCAATAATTTGACCATAAATAACAACATTCATTGTGCTATAGTCGTGATTGACTATAAGTTTGAAGTTTACGTAATTTCTCATTGGTACAAATAATTTAATTGTAATAACTCTCCGTGATGCTCAATCTTCTGGTACGGGACCGAAGGAAATAACTGCATAACATCGGCCAGTTGTTCATAGTGGCCGGCAATAAGATTGAAGTAATTTTCGTCAAGCAAATACACAATGTAGAGCACCTCGACAATACGGGGCAGATAAACGGCCTGGTCCGGGTAATCGTCATAGATTTCATGACATGAATCGTGCGCCAGTCCAGTATTTAACTTCACAATCTGTAGCTCCCTTGAATATGATCTTCTTACAAGGTGAGCGAGCTGGCCTCCTTTACGGACGAGATGGCCACAGAAGAGGCATAGGGGCCAGTTCGCTACGTACCATGCCTTGATCCTTGATAATTCCCGGTCAATCTGATTCTGAGAAATCATACCCTCTTTTTTTAGCATCTTTAATTATCGTGTCCAGAGGAGTTAGTGATGGTTTCATGTTGACAATACGTATGTTACTTACATCTGCAGGGATGATCTTTGCTGGAGAAGGATCACCTGCCGGAACACGGAGTGCATCAATGCCAAAAACCGGAGTGGATGCTGTGGGTTTAATTGGTACTGGTTTCTCTGCCATAACCATTGGAGTAACGGCAGCGATTATAGCTCCGGCTCCGATCCTTTTTAAGAATGTTTTACTGTTCATATTATCCTCCTTTTTAAATTCCATTAGATTCGATAGGCTCATTCTCAGCCGTATTTTTCTTCTTTCTACAGCCACGCCTTCCATAAAAACGAGCGGAATAACAGGTAAGAAT